AAAAGACCGCCGTGCGTGGTAAGAAGACCGCAAAGACCGCGAAGAAGGTGGCAAAGAAGACCCGAAGGAAGAGCTAAACTCTTATATTTCAACAACTTATAACCTCCCTTGACAATCGTGTTGAGGGAGGTTATAAGTTAGGAAGACAACATTCTTCGGAGATTTATGAAGACCACTGAACAAAAGGTCATCCTTGGCAAACTACTCTCGACCGAAAACATCATTGTGGACTATTCGGCAGAGTGTCAGAGCCCGTATTTTGATGTGACGGCGCGTCGGCTTGTTCTTCCGCAGTGGGCCTCGCTTGATGAGGATGTCGAGGATCTCATGATTGGGCATGAGGTCGGTCACGCCCTGTATACCGATCCTGTCAAGTGGCTTGCTGCGCTGGATGAATATGACGGGAAGACCCAGCGCATCTTCAAGCAGGTATTGAACATTGTAGAAGATGTTCGTATCGAAAAGAACATTCAGAGGAAATATCCCGGCCTTCGGCGCACGATGATCGCTGGGTATGGTGTGCTGCTTCGGGATGGGTTCTTTGGTGTGAAGACCGAAAAGGAGATGCACGATCTAGTGTTTGCGGATCGGGCTAATCTGCACTTTAAGCTTGGCGCACGAGTGCTTCTCAAATTCGAGGACGAAGCAGAGAAGCAGCTTATTGCCGAGATGGACGCGGTACAAACATTCGAAGATGTGGTAACGGTTGCGAAGAAGCTGTTTCAACATCATAAACACGAAACTTCGGACCTCCGTGAAGCTGGCCAACCCGATCAGGTTTACGAGTGGGGGGGTACGGAAGGATATATTAGTGGGCAGAAAGAGACAGAGATCCTCACGGATTCTCCACTTGACTCCTTTTGTCGCGTGTCTTTCAATGGAACTGCGACAGAGTCTCTGCAACGAATCTTCAAGCTTAACATTCCGTCGTTAGAAGAGTGCGTTATTCCGTCGAAGGCTTTGTACGATGCCATTAAGTTGACAACACCAGAACACCGCATATCGAACCCCCTTCTGTTCGCGGCGTATGCGAGGTTTGTGAGAAAAAACAAGGCAAAGCTTGACCAGATGGTACGCGAATTTGAGGTCAAGAAGGCGGCACATATGATGGACAAGAAGCGAACGGCCCGTACTGGTAAGCTCGACATGAATCGTCTATGGAAGAACAAGTTCACAGATGACATGTTTCTTAATACCACGATCATTCCGCAAGCAAAGAATCACGGCATGATCATGCTGCTGGATTTTTCAGCAAGCATGTGCCGTGTCATGAAAAACACCTTACAGCAAGCCATTAACTTTGCGATCTTTTGTCAGCGTGTCAACATTCCGTTTGAGATGTATGCATTTAGCGACACACGGTTAAATCTGCCGGGTTATCATTATGCTGGTGGGAACAGGACACTTAAGAATGATCATCTGAACCTTCGCCCAAAAGACGAAGCGTTTCGTCTGCACCAGTTGTTGCATAGTGGAATGGACAAGAACACGTTCAAGATGGCAGTTGGGATTCTGTTGGCGACGGCTGGCACGTATAATCGGCTGAAAGAAGATCTAGAGTATTTTGTGAACGAGTTGGGATTTCCGTGGTCAACCGGCCCGTTTCCGACAACTCCCCACAATCTTACATTGGGTGGAACTCCGTTGGCGGAAGCAACGCTAGCCTTGTTCGCAGTTACCCAGAATTTCAAGAAAACCTATGCGCCGGAAGTGTTGAATGTAGTAGTTCTTAGTGATGGAGATGCCACCAGTAGTTTGGTGGATGGAGCAAACGCCGCTGTGACATTGTCAACTAAAACGATGGTCGTTCATAAAGATGCCAAGATTCACGGGGCCGATTACAAAAAGGTGACAGAGAGAAACGCTGGTGCCCTCATGCCATATGTTCTACTTGAACTGCTTCGTAAGACCGAGAAGGTAAATGTGCTGGGGTATTTCTTGGTCGAAAAAACGATGTTGGACCAGATGGCGGGCGGTTACCTGCACAGTTCCAGAGAGACATCATACACAAACTTTCTGATGCAAATCGCTGACAAATTCAAGGGCTATATCAGGCCGCAGCAGGAGATTTTTATTCTAGAAGATCTATCGACGAAGCACAACTTGGTGTCAATTGACATCCTTGGGTTTGACTCGTTTTTTATCATGACGTTGGATTCGGCGTCTTCCTCGCCGCGTGGGTGGTATTCGATCAACTCCAAACGGAAGTCCTCCAGCGCGAAGAATCTGAAAAAGCAGGAGATTGAAAATCTGACAAACCAGTTTTCAACCAATCGAATCAACGAAGTGAACGACAAGATCTTCATCAATCGATTCACATCATCCATTTCGAAGAATCTCGTATAGACCCTTGACACGACCATTCCTCTCCTCGTATATTGCGGGGAGAGGGATTCACCCACACATCATACATGACCATGCAAATCGATTCTGCGCTTCGCACCGCGATGAACGCCTCTGGCAAGACTGAGTTTACTCGGGCTGAAGTTATTGAGCTTGCCCAGCGAGTGAATGTTTCACCGCAGCCAATTCTAACCAACAGTCAGTTTCGTGTGCGGCACGGGGTGTATTCAATCTCTGGAGAGGCGACTTCGACGAATATCTCCACCAAGGCGTCTTCGCTCGTTCCGGTAAAGGATCCGACTTTCGTCGCATTTGGGCATTACGCAGATTTGCGTAAAATCATTTCTGCGAATATGTTCTTTCCGGTCTACATCGTCGGTATGTCAGGCAACGGCAAGACCACTATGGTGGAACAGGCGTGTGCATCGCTCAAGCGAGAGGCTATTCGCGTCAATATTTCCATTGAGACGGATGAGGATGACCTTATTGGAGGTCATACGCTGATTGATGGAAATGTCGTGTTTCGCGAGGGTCCGGTGCTTACTGCGCTGCGCCGTGGAGCGGTACTTATCCTCGACGAGATTGATCGCGGCAGTAACAAGCTCATGTGCCTTCAGTCCATTCTGGAGGGCAAGCCGTATTTCAACAAGAAGACGCAGGAGCTAATTCATCCGGCTCCCGGCTTTAACATTGTCGCGACGGCGAACACCAAGGGGTTTGGCGTGGACGACACGCGATATATCAGTGCGCAGATCCTTGATGATGCGTTCCTTGAGCGATTTGCCGTGGCGTTCCAGCAGGAATACCCGCCCATGAACACGGAAAACCTGATTGTGCTCCGTAAGATGAAGAAGACTGGTGTGGTAGACGAGGATTTTGCGGGGAAGCTCGTTACTTGGTCAGATGTTATTCGCCGGTCTTATGCAGACGGGGCGGTTGAAGATATCATCACCACTCGGCGCCTAGAGCATATTGTGAATGCCTTTGCGGTATTTCAGAGCCGTGAAAAGGCTATCAACATGTCGATTGCCCGTTTTGATGATAACACCAAGAAGGCGTTTTTTGACCTGTACACCAAGGTTGATCCGGATTGGCAGAAGCCGTATGTCCACCCCGACATGGGCGAGCTTGATGTCATTAACTCTGTCTTGTCTGTGAATTCGTCCACATGAACACCAAGAACTTTCGGTTTCTTCCTTGTGACAAGGAACATGCAAAGATGTCAGTGGGTGCCGGATGGCACCCACTGATTGAGGAACTCTATGCCTTACTGGAGGAGAGAAACTTTCCGGTGAAGGTTATTCAGGTGAAGGAAAAGTTTGGGGGGCTTCGCGTATACACCTCAATCTATGACAAGGACATTGAAGATAAGATCGTGGAATTGTCATTACGCAGCCATCATATCTGTGAGATTTGTGGTGAACCCGGAGAAACGAGAAAGACTTCCGTAGGTTGTGGAGAAACGAGAAAGACTCCAGCAGGTTGGCTCGTTACGGTATGTCCGCAACACGGGAAAGACACCATCCCCCTTTCACCTGTTTTTATGAATTCGCTAGGTGTTAGTTACCCATCACAACTATAATATATGAAAAGTGAAAGTAGAGCGTTAGAAGACATCATTCCCGATTTCTTCAGTAATGATGACCATACAGACGATGGCTCATGGAAGTTGACAGAAGATTGCCTGTATAGCGAAATCAGCGGGTTAGCCGAGCTAGAAGCGTATATTGCGTCTACTTATAAACAACACTACGCAATGCGTGGCATTCAGGCGGCAGAGGTTATTATTGCGGCTGGAATGGGTGAAGATTATGTCTTAGGAAACATCATCAAGTATGCACTGCGATATGGAAAGAAAGAAGGCTACAATCGAAAGGACATCTTGAAGATTTTGCACTATGGATTGATCTTGTTGCATATTCATTACCTGCAAGATAGCCCAGTTCTTCAAACGAATGGCGCCGATGAAGATTAGCCCCCACACCATAAACATCCTCAGAAACTTCTCTCAGATCAGCCAGAGCATTACGGTTGAGGCTGGAAATTTTCTGTCCATCAAAAACGATCAGGTGAATAGCATTCAGGCGAGAGTCCATGTAGAAGAAGAATTCCCTCGCCAGTTTTCTCTCTATGATCTAAATCAGTTCTTGATGATTTTGTCTATTGACAAGAATTGCCATTTGTCATTTGCTGAGGATCACCTTACGGTTCACATGTCGTCGAACCAGTCTGTGGATTACTTTTACACAGACGCCTCGCTTATTCAGAGCCTTCCAAAGCGAGAGTTGCCAAATCTACAGAAGGTGTATTCCTTTCCTCTCACCAAGGAGGAATGGCAGACGATTCTTAAGACGGCGTCTACCCTTGAAGCGACGACCCTGTCCGTTGTAGGAGACGGAACAGAGGTCGTTTTACGGGTTAAGAGTAAGTCGTCGAAGCACGGGTTCAAGATCAACCTGCCGCCGAGTGGTGTGCCATTTTCCGCAATCATGAGCATGGACTTGTTCAAGATGATGCCAGACGACTATACGGTGTACGTGTGTGAGGCAATTGGACGGGCTGGGTCAGTTGTTGTGTTTTATTTCGAGGGTCGCGGGTCGTCGGTGGGTCGCACCCCGTCCTACCTAGTTGCAACAGAAGAAAATTCGCGCATTCATACCACAGAAAATTTTCCAATTCTTCGAACGATCAATTAATGCATCCAAACACATCAGAGTTTCTGTGGGTAGAGCGGTGGCGCCCTGAGCGGGTGGCTGACTGTGTTCTCCCCACATCACTGCGAGAAACCTTTCAGGCGTTTGTCGATCAGAAAAATATCCCCAATCTCATTCTGGCTGGCCCCTCTGGCGTAGGCAAGACCACGGTGGCGATGGCCATGTGCAAAGAGATGGGTGTGGAATACATGATCATCAACGGCTCTGAGGAGTCTGGGATTGATGTGCTTCGAACCAAGATTCGCTACTTTGCCAGCACCGTGTCGCTGGAATCTAATATCAAGGTAGTCATCTTGGATGAGGCTGATTACCTCAACCAAAATTCCACGCAGCCAGCCCTTCGTCGGTTCATGGAAGAGTACAGCCGAGTGTGCCGATTCATTTTTACCTGCAACTACAAGAATCGTATCATCAAGGAATTGCACTCTCGGACAACCGTGATTGACTTCTCTATCACTCCCGATGAGAAAAAGCTGCTGGCCATGCAGTTCTACTCTCGTGTAAAAGACATCCTCCAACAAGAGAATGTAGAGTATGACGGCAAGGTGGTCGCCGCATTGATCACACACCATTTCCCAGATTTTCGTCGCGTCCTGAATGAACTTCAGCGACAAGCGGCGTCTGGAAAGATCTCCCCGGCGGCTCTCGGCAATCAGGCAGATGCTCGACTGGTAGATCTGTTGGAGTGCGTGAAGAAAAAGCAGTTCAATAACATTCGGCAGTGGGTAGCCACGCATGTCAACAATGATGTGGGACCACTCTTCCGCAAGATCTATGATGCGTTCCTGCCAAAAACCTCACAACCAGAAGAGTTGGTATTGATCTTGGCGCACTATCAATATATGGCAGCGTTCTGTCATGACCAAGAACTCAACATGACCGCATGCCTATCGCAGATCATGAAGTCTTGCACCTTTGAATAGCCTATGCGTAACTTAGACGGCGACGAGATTCTTCCGGAGGTTGATGATAAGCCCAAGACACACAAGATCAGTCCATTTGATTATGTGAAGGCCATCGAACACACCAAGAAAAACATGATGGAGGTCGAAGACGGCGAACGGCAGTATAACAAATTCATCGTCAATCGCGCCCTCAGTCATTCGTTGGACACGCTGTTCTATGCGAATGAGATGAATCGGTATCCTTCGTTGGACAACCACATGCAGTTCACGTTTCTTATAAATAGTGTCAGAAAGCGCCAGCGGTTCACGCAGTGGGTGAAGCCGCAACTGGTAGAGCATCTGGATGTTGTCAAGCAGTATTATAAATACAACACAGAAAAGGCTTTACAGGCGTTGTCAATACTGACAGACGACCAAATTTTGGCCATTAAGAAACGATTAAGTACAGGTGGATTGAAAAATGGAGATGAACGTACATGACCTATTTCGTAATTCAGCAGTTCCGAATTACGCATCAATACAGGTGTTGTTACACACCCAAGATGATTTTTTGAAAGTTCGAGAAACCCTCACACGAATTGGGGTCGCCTCTCGAAAGGATAAGACGCTATATCAAAGCTGTCATATCTTGCACAAACAGGGTCGATATTATATCGTTCACTTCAAAGAGTTATTCATTCTTGACGGCAAGCAAGCGGATCTTTCAGAGAACGATTTGCAACGAAGAAACACCGTAGCCATGATGTTGGCTGAATGGAATCTGGTGAAGCTCTGCCACCCGGAACGAATTCAAGGATTTGCACCACTGTCACAAATCAAGGTATTGTCATTTGACGAAAAACCTCAGTGGAACTTGCAAACAAAGTACACCATTGGAAAAAAGAGATAACCATTTTTCAAGGAGATATTATGACATCACACCGCGCAGTTGGAACATTTGCTGACACCCTAGGGTTTTCTCAACCACATATGTTTAGATTCTATCCTGATAGTAATACGTTTGCGGGACATTCCAAGGGGTTTAAGCCAGATTACAACCTAATGTATCTGAATAAAGAGCAAACCAAAATTGCACTTCAAGTTCTAGTACCGGGTTTCAAGAAAAACGACATTGAAGTTTCTCAGGAAGAGGACACACTCACGGTGAAAGTTTCGCGAAATGCCAAACATGATACCTTCGACGAAATGGCGTCCTACATGTATCGTGGTTTTACTAGTCGCGGATTCGTCAAAGAGTGGACAATTGCCGCAGATGTCGTCGTTGACTTCGTGATGTTAGAAGATGGCATTTTGACCATTCTGATGGATAAAATCGTGCCGCAGCCAAAGAACACGAAGACCTTTACGATCAAATAAACATCTCCCTCTAACTCAATATATCATGATTAAGTGTGTGAAGCTGATCACTGGTGAAGAACTCATCAGCGAAACAAAAGGAAGTCTCGCAGGGAACACCACGATTCTCGTCGATCCAATTCAGCTTATCGTGGTGCCTTCGCGAAACAATACGTCTTTTAATGTGGCGTTTGCTCCATTCGTCCCGTATGCAAAGGAGCGTGAGTTTGTGATCCAGAATGATAACATTCTGTTTTCCGTGGCTCCAACCGACGATCTGAAAAACCAATACATTCGGGTGACTTCCGGAATTGTCATGGCGAGCGCAGAGGATCTCAAGATCCTGTCTTAATGACACCGAATGAAAATGCACAATGCGGCAACACCACGGATCTTGACATAAGTCCGTGGTGTTGCTACATTAGAGGATATATTTTTCCTTTACTCATCTCATGAGCGCATTCTATACCAATGTAGTGCAAAACGGCAACTCCTTGTTGGTTCGTCGCGTCGAAGACGGGCGGCGGGTGCAGCAGGTTGAAAAATATGAGCCGGTCCTGTTTGTCCAGCCGTCTCGACACAATGAGACGCCGTCCGGGTACACGGATATTCATGGGAACGCACTTCGGCCCATATTTTTTCCTTCCATCAAAAAGGCGAAGGGATTTCTTGACGAATACAAGTCAGTCGAGAACTTTCAGATATATGGGAATACGCGGTTCGCCTACCAATACATCACGGAGCACTATCCAGAGGCGATTGATTTTGATCTGGATCATGTCAAGATTATCACGCTCGACATTGAGACCACCTCAGAACTAGGTTTCCCAGACGTACAGAACCCCCTTGAAGAGTTGCTGGTCATTACCCTGCAAGACTACAAGACGAAGGAACTGTTCTCGTTCGGTACTAAGCCGTTTGACACCACGGCAATTCAGCATGTGAAAAACAAGCACCTCGTGCAATATGTTCACTGCAAGAATGAAGTGGACCTTCTGAAGAAGTTTCTCAAGCTCTGGCAGCATCTCGCCCCTGATGTCATCACGGGGTGGAATATCCAGTTCTTTGACATTCCATACCTACACAATCGCATCATTCGCGTGTTGGGCGAAGACGCCGCCAAGCGGCTGTCACCATGGGAGATTGTTCGCACTCGCGATGTCACCAAGAATGACCGCCAGTGGATGATTTATGACCTACTCGGCATCAGCACTCTTGACTACCTAGAACTCTATCAGAAGTTCACCTATAGCCGCCAAGAGAGCTATAAGCTAGACCATATTGCGTCGGTAGAACTCGACAAAAAGAAACTCGAAACCGAATACGATACCTTCAAGGATTTCTATACGAACGACTGGCACCACTTTGTCGAGTATAACATCGTAGACGTTGAGCTTGTCGATGAACTGGAAGACAAGATGAAGTTGATTGAGATGGCAATTTCCATGGCGTATTACGCAAAATGTAATTACGCCGATGTATTCTCGGCAGTGCGTACATGGGACTGCATTCTCTACAATCATCTGTTGGAGAAGAACATCGTGGTGCCTCTGAATGAGGATCACGAGGGAAGAAAGATTGCTGGCGCATATGTCAAGGAGCCAGTGCCGGGGAAATACCATTGGATATGCTCCTTTGACGCGACTTCCCTGTATCCGTCCATCATCATGCAGTATAACATGTCTCCAGAGACATTGGTGCAAGAGCCTCCGTATATGTGTACCCCTGAGATCCTACTGGAGAAGAAGTTTACGCAGACGGACGACCTCGTGCAGAAAAATTACGCCATGGCAGCCAATGGATATTGCTACCGTCGCGATAAAATGGGACTATTCCCGGAAGTCGTCGAGAAAATCTTTGCTGACCGAGTGGCATTCAAGAACAAGATGATTGACGCGGAACGCCGTGTCGTACAGTTGGAAGAGGCGATTCGAACCTGTACGAATTCGGCAGATGAGGCCCACCTCCAGCAGCAGTTGATTGCTGAACATAAAAAGGTGTCGCGGTACAACAACTTTCAGATGGCGCGAAAGATTCAGTTGAACTCGCTCTACGGTTCCATGGCCAATAGGTTCTTTCGCTTCTATGATCCACGCATCGCAGAAGGCATCACCTTGACGGGACAGTACATCATTCAGCTTGTCACTCAGCGCATGAATGAGTACCTGAACAAGTTTTTCAAAACATCAAATGTGGATTATGCATTCTACAGCGACACCGACTCCTGCTATATTACCCTTGGAGCCGCCGTACAGTCGCATCTGTCTGCAACCCGTTCGACCCCAAAGCTCGTTGAACTGATTGATACAATTTGCAGAGAGAAGATCATTCCGGCGATTGACCGAGTATCTCGTGAAATTGCACAGGACACGCATGCGTTTCAAAACAAGATCTCGTTCAAGCGAGAGGCGATTGCCGAGAGTGGTATTTGGGTTTCGAAGAAGCGATATGCGATGTTCATTCATGACAAGGAAGGGGTTCGGTTTGAGGAGCCGAAGCTGAAGGTGTTGGGCTTGGAAATCGTTCGAAGCAGCACTCCAAGCTTTGTGCGGAAGCAACTCAAAGATGCCATGAAGATCATTCTCATGAAAAACGAGAGAGACCTGCAAGGCTTCATTCGAGACCTTGAAGATCAGTTTTCCCGGCTGCCGGTTGAAAAGATTGCGTTTCCTCGCGGCGTGAATGGCATCGTCAAGTACAGTTCTCCTCATACAATCTATGCGAAGAAGACACCAATTCATGTTCGCGCTGCTATTCTGCACAATCGGCTGCTAGATCAGTTGGATCTGGGCAAGAAGTATGAGAAGATCCGTGATGGAGACAAGATTAAGTTTGTGTTTCTGAAAGTACCTAATCCGATTCACGAAAACGTAGTTGCTTTTTTTGGGTCGTTCCCTTTAGATTTTAACTTGTTGTCGTATGTAGACTACGACAAGATGTTCGAGAAGACCTTCCTTGATCCACTGGAGGTCATCCTCTCAAGCCTTAACTGGTCTGTTCGTCCTGCTGCCACTCTCAACGATCTTTTCTAAGGAGATCTGTTATGTCCCTTCTATCTCGCATGCGAAAAAACAGCACTATCAAGGAAACGGATGTGCTGTCGGAGTCGAAGTTCTTTTCCACCAAGGATATGATTCAGACGGCGGTGCCCATGGTCAATGTGGCACTGTCAGGCCGTCTTGATGGAGGGTTGACTCCCGGCCTTACCGTATTCGCCGGTCCCAGTAAGCATTTCAAGACCGCATTTTGCATGCTAATGGCAAAGGCATATCTTGACAAATACAAGGACGCCGTGTTGCTATTCTATGATTCCGAGTTTGGATCCCCACAGACCTATTTTGAGAGCTTTGGGATCGATACCACCCGTGTTCTTCATTCTCCGGTTACGGATATTGAAGTTCTGAAATATGATCTCATGAATCAATTGGATAAGATTGAGCGAGGGGATCATATTATCATCATCGTGGATTCTATTGGAAATCTGGCGTCTCGGAAAGAAGTAGAAGACGCGCTTGAGGGCAAGGCGGTGGCAGACATGACGCGGGCAAAACAGCTAAAGAGTCTGTTCCGCATGTGTACCCCGCACCTCACCTTGAAGAACATTCCCATGGTCGTCGTGAACCACACCTATAAGGAAATGGGGATGTATCCAAAGGATATTGTGTCTGGTGGCCAAGGGCCATATCTCTCTGCGGACAACATCTTCATCATTGGTCGTCAGCAGGAAAAGGACGGCACTGATGTTGTTGGATACAACTTCATCATCAATGTCGAGAAGTCGAGACATGTTCGGGAGAAGAGCAAGATTCCCGTTGAAGTCCTGTTTGACGGTGGTATCAACACATGGTCTGGATTGATTGATGTTGCGCTTGAAGCAAATCATGTCATCAAAGATGGCCATGGATTCCGGAAGTCGGCAGAATTTTACGATGATGAGCGCAAGTATAAGTATGTGGAAACCAACACCAAAGAGTTCTGGCTTCCAATCCTTCGGAACCCACAGTTTTCCAAGTGGATTCAGGATAATTATGTAATTGCAGGGGGCAATATTTTGTCCAGTGATTTTAACCTTCAAGCGGAGTATGAGGATGCAACCCTTTAAGATTGTCGAGAATGTAGAGTTTCCCGATGCAAACACTGAGTTCTATCTCGTGTTGAACGAGGGAAAGTACAGAGGTACGAGTTTTGTATTTGGACCGATTGAATTCACTGGAGAAGATGAGGAAGGAAATGGCAACATCTCATTCGATTACACTGTACTAGCTCTCCCAGAAGGGTACAGCATTCAAGACGATGAAGTCAAACGCGAAGTTGAGCAGGAAATCAGCGTTGTCCTCCATAAGATCATCGAAGACTCCCTAGAGAATGAACAGACTCGAAACAATAATTCTGAGTAACCTGCTGTACAATGAAGAGTATATGAGAAAGGTCATCCCGTTTTTGCGGGATGACTATTTCTTGGATCCTTCAGAAAAATATGTGCTGAGTGCGATTACGGCGTTTGTTGAAGAATACAACACGCTGCCAACCACCACGGCGCTCAAGATTCATGTGCAGAATGATCGGAGCGTCATAGAATCTGCATATAAGGCAATTGTAGAAGTACTGGATCAGCTAGATCCCGTAAAGGAAAATCTGGACTGGCTCTACGCCGAGACGGAAAAGTTTTGCAAAGACAAGGCGTTGTATAATGCCATTCTGCATTCTATCCAGATCATCGATGGAAAGGACAAGACGCATTCTGCGGATGCCATTCCATCGCTGTTACAAGAAGCCTTGTCCGTGTCATTCAACAATTCAATTGGGCACGATCTTTTTGAAGATGCCAGTGCTCGCCACGATTTTTATACTCGGGTTGAAGAAAAAATCCCGTTTGATATCTCGGCACTGAATCGTATTACAAAAAACGGTATTGCCAAAAAGACTCTAACCGTATTGATGGCAGGTCCGGGTGTTGGTAAGTCTACGGTGATGTGCCACATGGCAGCGAATGTGCTGAGTCAGAGCAAGAATGTGTTGTACATCACGATGGAAATGGCGGAAGAGCGTATTGCCGAGCGTATTGATGCGAATCTGCTAGACACACCAGTTCATGATTTGTCTCGTATCTCAAAAGACAAGTTCATGGATCGTATCAATCGAATCCGGAGCATGACAGAGGGACAGTTGATTATCAAGGAGTTCCCCACGGCGTCTGCACATGCCGGTCATTTTCGTGCGCTTTTGCAAGATTTACAGATCAAGAAGAACTTTGTGCCTGACATGGTGTTTATTGATTACTTGAACATTTGCGCCAGCAGTCGGTTCAAGGCATCTAGTAACATCAATGCGTACACACTGGTGAAAGCTATCGCAGAAGAGATTCGAGGTCTCGGGGTTGAATTCAATGTACCAGTAGTTACAGCAACCCAGACGAATCGGGATGGGTACGACAACAGTGAGGTTGAACTGACCCATACCTCAGAATCCTTTGGCGTCCCTGCGACCGCTGATCTGATGCTTGCGCTGATTAGCACGGAAGAGCTAGAAAATCTTCAGCAAATCCTCTTCAAACAGCTAAAAAACCGCTACATGGACATGAACCTATGTAAGAAGTTTGTGGTTGGAATTGATCGGTCTCGGATGAAGATGTACGACATATCCACCACCGCGAACTCCTATTGATAGGGGCGGTGCCAGTCATGCAACCTAGGCAAACCATAAATACAACTGGATATTTATGGAGGGTCTATGTTGCTTGCTGGCGCCATAAATGCTACACTATCAGAACAGTTCCCACAAACTCTTGTTGGAAAACAACTTAGATACCCAGAAATCAGCCACCGCTTGAGCGCCGGGTTCCGGCCTTTTGGTTTTCTGACACAGGTGGTGGTTGATAGGGGGCTGCAATTCGGAAAACGGCAAGATTTCACCGTGTCCGGGTTCTTTGACACGGACCTGAAGGTCTTTCCGATGCGGCTTACGGTTCACATGGACCCTAGCCGATCTGCGTTCACCTATACGAAACATACCTATAACCGTTTTGTGTTTGAGATTTCTCAGGCGCTGCAACATGAATTGGTGCATCAAGCACAATACCTCAAGCACCCCAAGTCGCTGGAGGAAAATATCCATGTTCAGAAAAATCGACGGATATCAAAAACAAGAATTACGGAAATTGATTATTTGAGAAATAAGAGCGAAATTGATGCGTATGCCCATGATATCGCGATGGAAATCAATGCATTTTATCCACATCTCTCAACATCTACCGTGCTGAGAAACCTTGATACGATGAAGCGCATCAAGACCTATCGAATCTATACCCAGATGTTCAAGAACATGGATTGGACAAAAGTCCAAAAAGAGCTATTTCGGAAGATCTGGAAGTGGATCCCCACGGCACATGCCCCTCCGCTGATTGCCCCTTGACTTTTGTTTCAGGCTGGTATATCTTGTATGAGGACAAGAAACCCACCTTTCCATATGAAAGACCCCAACACCCCTCCAAGAGATACTCAGATCACCCAACTTCGGGGATGGTATGATGTAGACATTGATGAGCAACCGTTTCTAGACTATTTGCAAAATTTGGCAAAAGAAGGCGAGGTGTCTCCAGAAAACAACACCTCCAGCCAGCCACTTGACAACTCGTCCGACCGGTAGTAAGTTTAGGACTTCAACTTCGACGGAGAACATGATGCGAAACAGTGAAGATCTTTTTAACCATGTTGGGTTTTCTAAGCGGGTGTCCACGAAGAAGGCAGAAGTTATCAAGATTCGCCTCGCGACAAATGTCGCTCGCCGGATCAAGCAGCTTTCGCGCACTGACACCAATATCAATTTTTTTGCACTTCCTTCCCCAATGACTAAGAAGGACGCACTTGATTATATGTCTAGTTTGGTCTCAAGTTGCGGTTCTAGAACTCAGACCGTTTGGAAGACGACTTGTAGTGCAGATGAAATCCACGCGGCGATTGCGAAGGCAAAGAGCCGTCTGTTGAAGTCCTGAACAAACTCTTCCGTTGATTGTAAGCCCGCCACTGCTTATAATCAGTAGCATGTGTGTGGCAACCCTATAACCATTTTTCAGGAGACTACAGTATGACGCAGAATCAGAAGCTGGTCGATTACCTCACTTCCAACACGAGCATCAACTCCACTACCGCTCGCAAGAAGCTGGGCATTCGCAACCTTCGTGCTCGTGTCAACGAGCTTCGCATGAACGGCGTGTGCGTATTCACTTCACGCACCGATAAGGGCACCACCTACATGCTTGGCTCTCCGACCCCGAGCATTGTCGCGACCGCGTATCAGGTCGCAGGTTCTTCGCTCTTCACCACGACCGTCACGACGGTCTAAGCAACCACCACTACGGGGGAAAGAACATGCTGCCATGGTATTCGTATGTTGCATTTACGCTGTTCATTGCCGTTGTTCTTTCCCCCGCGTGGGCATTCAAGAAGATTGACAAACTACTAGACCGATCTGAGGAAATGACATCAGCGGAGATCTACACACACCCCTATTCAGAGGTGCTGTATGTGGGGGCTCCATCTGTTCTAGAGCGTGAAGAAAAAGTGCTCGAAAATCTCCAGCACATGATCGACACCGCACAGAGCGACATCACTCGTCGCATCTGGGAGAACAAACACATGGATTTCATGAAGCAAATTCGGTGGCGGAAACTCGAAGAGGGGGCACACGGAAAGTCTCGGGTGTATCTTCGTGGATAAACTTCAATTCCTCCGAGAGCAAGCGAAAGCCATTGCAGACGATGCCCAAATTAATTGGGAGGCGTTTGAGGAAGAGGAGACGTTAAATACCGTACACGACTGTGTTGCTGAAATTCCCAAGGCAGAGGCTTCCCTACTCGCACTGCTTGAAATGGACGCCCACACGATGCATGCGATGCGTTCCCTGACAGATCGATTGATCTACTACTACATAATTCAAGAGATTCTTGAGCGAAAACGAAAAATTGAGTCAATCTTGTGATCCTTATAAATAGTCACATATCTATAAGGACGGATAGAAGGTATCCTTATAGGGATACCTTTTTTCGTTTTGGTAACCTATTATGGCACAATACATTAAGCCGCTTGATACACAGGATGGGGAGTCCCGGTATGAAGTGATAATGCTGGCGACCGGGAAGGATGGTGCTGTGGTAGAGGCGACCAACCCACTCCCGGTGACACTTGGGGCCGAGTCGATTGAAATCAGTGGTCCCGTCACGATCCCCGGTACGGTAGAGATCTCTAATGATGTAGGAAATCCAATTCCCGTCACTTCGGCGTCAGGGTCATTCCCTATCATGTTTGAGGAATCAAACCTCGACGCATTTGGAAGGCTTCGCGTCAGCAACACACGCACCCTGTTTGATTCCTCATTCCGATATGAGGATAATGGCTATTTCGACACAGCCACTACAGGCACTGCCTCTGCCGCGTTTTCTGGGACATACCACACCGTCAACATGACAGTGGGAAATAACTCCGGAGACCGGGTTATTCGTGAGACTAAACGAACCTTTCCGTATCAACCCGGAAAAAGCTTACTGATCTTTTGTTCGTTTACAATGAACGAAAAAAAGGTTGGCCTTCGGCAGCGTGTTGGATTTTTCGGCGGGTCGAATGGCATTTTTCTTGAGGTGGAAGACAACACCGTATACATCGTGAAGCGAAATAACGGATCTGACACCAGAGTTGCGCAATCATCATGGTCAGAAGACACGCTGTCAACATTAGACTTGAGCAAGTCGCACATCTTTTTCATTGATATTGAATGGCTTGGTGTTGGTACGGTACGCACGGGTTTCGTGATTGATGGCCGGTTTGTTGTTGTACACAAATTTCATCACGCGAATCTGATTGTTGGCACCTATATGCAAACGGCTGTACTACCCATCCGGTATGAAATTGAAAACACCGGAGCCACTGGCTCCTCCAGCACATTAATGCAAATTTGTGCGTCGGTTATGAGCGAAGGTGGGTATGAAGGAAACAGCATGTTTCACTTCGCAAAAAATGCCCCCTCCGCTGGAGTGGATCTAGGCGCTGCCGGGACTCTGGTGCCGTTAATTTCGGTGCGGCTCAAATCCTCTCAACTGGACGCGATTATTCTTCCTAGTGAAATTGATATACTAAGTCTCAGTAATCAGGGAATTGAATTTTCCTTGCTACTGAACGCATCATTAACTGGCGCGTCATTTGCCGATCATGGCTTGAGCCAATGTCAGATTGACACCACAGCCACTGCGGTCGGTGGAGGAAGAATATTACAGCAGGGCTTTGTGACGAACAACGGCAAGATCTCATTGTACGGATTACAAAATTTCAACTTCCAACTCGGTAGATTTCTCAACGGTACGAGTGATGTGATTACCTTGGCGGCACGAGGGTTCAGTAATAATGTGAAAACCGTGGCATCTCTCGGTTGGTATCAACTTACCTAACCATGGAAACACTCTTCAAGTTCTTATATCAGTTGTTTTTCACTCGCGATGACGACCTCGACATTTTACAGGTCTTGTTTGCGGCAATTATTGTCGTGACGCTGGTCATCGCTTTCCGAATTTTTTCTGTCGGAGACGCCCAACCCACTGTGCAGATTCAGGCACTAGTCACGCTTCGGTGGTTGGTTGGACTCTTGGTCATTACTGCGGTTCCAAAGTGGTTGGTGCCGTTTATGGTCAAAAATGTAGGATCCCAGCCTCATGAGAAACAGTCTTCATCCTCTGGAGAAACTCCCGATGAGCCCATTGAGCAATAAAACGAAAAAGCTATTGGAGCATTTGAAGCTCATCTTTGAGACCGTGGGGGCATTGATGTCTGTTGCCCTCCCTTTACTCAAATTTATTGGTGTTGGCGCTGCCTCATTTGCCTTGGCCACCTATTTGGGTGACGCCAAACACACAACATCTGACACCGAGCAGAAAAAACAATATGCAGTGTTTGAGCAAAGGCGCGATTCTGCACTGGCGTTAGCGGCGGCGAATGGAAAGAAGGCGGCTGAACTTGAGTTAGTCGTCGCGAAAAAGAATCAGAAGATCAATGAACTCGAATCACAGAGCCGGGTTCACATCATTCTAGCACAAAAAGCCACCGCCTCCGCTGTGTTACTGGAGAAGAAATTGAAGGACACGACCACGACACTACGCGACAGCGTTGATGTCTTTGTGGCGCTACTTCCACAGAAAGATGAGATCATCTTCCAACAACACGCGACGATTGCCGCCAAGACACAACAACTGGCTGAACTTGAAGACATTGCAAAAATCAATGCTTTGGTGGCACAGCAATCGAAAGAAACAATTGACAGTCTCACGGCTGCCATCAATGCGGCACCAAAACCTGAGAAGCCCAACAACAAGTTTCTGGGGTTTATTCCAAAGCCCAGTAGAGTCGTATCCTTCATGACAGGTGTTGCGATGACTGCATTAGCCGTTGCTGCTGGTGGAAGATAATGTTCCGCGAAGACCTTCGAGATTGGTTCCGTGAGCGGTGGGTTAACCTCGCGAAAAAGAAGAAGTCTGGGGGGTATGAGGAGTGCGGAACCTCCGGAGAAAAAAAGGGATACGCGAAGTGTGTGCCAGCAAAAAAAGCGGCGAGCATGTCAAAGCAAGAGATAACCTCTGCTGTCAAAAGAAAGCGCGCCGCCCAGAGGGAGGCAGGTAGACCCGGAAAATCTCAACCCGGACAAGGAAACAAACCCATCATGGTAAAAACATTCAAAGAACATCTGCTGATCGAAAAAAATACCCCATCGAATCCAAAACTATGGTCCCGCGCCAAGTCTCTGGCTAGATCAAAATTCGACGTATACCCTAGTGCCTATGCAAATGCATGGGCTGCGAAATGGTATAAAAAGCAGGGGGGTGGATGGGGCTCTGTGAAAGAGACCTTCGACGCAACGAATCCGGAAGTCGCTCCTCACTTCAATACAACACTCAATCCTGCGATTTGGGATGGGATGGAACTGCGCCCAGAGGTTCGTCGCCAACTATTAAGTATTGCTTACAAGTTCATGGAAACATGGGAAATTGAAATTCCCTTGCATGATATTATTCTGACCGGATCCAATGCCAACTACAACTGGACGAAATACAGCGATCTAGACCTCCATGTAGTTGTCAATATTCCGTCCGACAACACCGGGGTATTTGAAAAATACCTTCGTGCCAAGAAAGACCTGTTCAACAAAAAACACGCCATCAAACTCTACGGGTATTCTGTTGAAGTGTATGCACAGAATGTGACCGAAGATCATCGCTCAACTGGGCAGTATAGCATTCTGCGCGACAACTGGTTGGTTGTCCCCTATCCGCAGCGAGCGTCCGTGGATACCTCGGAAGTGCAGCGCAAGGCGGCTGACCTCATTCGCCAAGCCGAAGCCGCGATTGCGGCATTTGATTGGAATGGTATGATGGCAGTGTTGCAAAAGATCGTGAAGATGCGCCGCTCTGGTCTTCAGCAAAATGGAGAATACAGCATAGAGAATATGACATTCAAGGTGCTTCGAAACACTGGCCTGATCGAAAAACTCAGACTGGCAATTGATTCCTTGGAAGACAAGCAGCTTTCTTTGGAAGGGTATGTGGCGGAAGCGAAAACGGCGGCATGGCAGAGAAAGGAGGGTAAAGACCCAGAGGGTGGATTGAACCGCAAGGGTATTGCCTCATATCGTCGAGAAAATCCGGGATCAAAGCTCTCTATGGCAGTGACTACCAAGCCGTCAAAACTGGATCCAAACTCAAAAAAGGCGAAGCGAAGAAAGAGGTTTTGTGCAAGAATGACGGGGATGAAAGAACGCCTTACCTCGACAAAAAAGGCAAAAGATCCAGATTCTCGCATCAATAAGTCCCTCAGAAAGTGGAATTGTTAGCCTTGCGTCTGTATAAATATAACAAAGCGTTCTAGTTCGACCGGCCCTTTCTCAATAACCTATGCAGAGCGGAATTGTTTTGCCGAAATTGGAGATGCTCATCCGTCTCGGCCTTCTTCCCATTAATATCATCCCAGTTCTTCGGCGCGCCTTGTTGCGCGTGAAGACGGGCATGATGCTGACCCCGGAAGATCGCGCTGCCCTTGGTATGCTTATTGATAAGGTTCTATCATTTTCTTTGGAAGACCCGGTCAGCTTTCAGCGCCTCAGAACCCATGTAACCAAGAGATCTGCCATGAATACATCACCATTGGATGAAACCGCAAACCCGATGAAGAAGTCGATGAAAAAGTTGACGCCAGAAATGTTGGTCAACTTATCCCGGAGTATCTTCTCGAAGAAAAAGAAAGGGAAGAAAATGTCCAAGGCAGACTTGGTAGCCGCCAACCGAGCGAAGGCATATAACATAGTCAAGCACAAGCTCAAGAAAAAGGCAACCCCGAATGTAACCGCAAAGGAATCATACGAAATCTTTGAAGATCGTCGCCGCGAAGAATTCAAGCGCATGCCAGAGGGGATGTTGAACAACATTGCCAACAACGTATATTCAAAGGTTCGCGCTGGCGGAAAAATCAGCCCAGAGGAAAAGAAACTGGCGTCTCGTGCGAAGGCCGAACTTCGCCGCCGCAGAGATAATCTCGGTGTTCGCCTTGGGGAAGACGCGGTTTATACTGCCCCATCGTTTTCTCTGATTCTTGACATGATGGAAAAGATTTCACACAAAACAAAAAATTCAAGGAGCTAAATATGTCAGGATGGTCCAGAACAGTAAAACCGTCAGCAGACGTAACGATCCCAGAGGAAGAGATCTTCGGCGTTGACTCTGACGAAATGTCAGAGACAAATGGCCCGCAGCATGCTGGTTGGGTACGTAGAAAAGAAATCGGGGCAACTCGTGTGGTATATGAAACGCTAGTCGCTATGAAGAATCCTCCGGTTGAAACGGATGATAACACGGAATTCCCCGGCGGCATCACGACCACATCGACGACCACTACTACGTCCACGACAACGACGACAACGGCGGCGCCGACAACCACGACGACCTCCACCACAGCAGCACCGACGACTACAACCACCACCGCAGGACCGTAATAGATCATGGCTGACGGCAAAGTAACAGATTTTGATGCAGCAACATTCGTAAAAACCACGGGTCTTTTATATCTGATTCAAGATGAAAAAGACTACAAGATTACTATTGCAACTTTACTAGCGAACTTGCCGTCAACGCTAGTAAAGTTTCAAGGTAATTTGGTGTTGCCTATGAACGCTCCGCAGAACATTGCGAACTCCGGTATCATCACGAGCACGGAATTTCTGACAACGATTACGAATGATGGTGGCACACACTACCTCAACTTCAATGATGGTAGTCATCAAGGACAGCTAAAACTGGTGATGGCAGAAACTATGACGGGAGTGTCCACCATCACCAGCAATATCAAGGCAGAAAATGTGGTATTCAGTGAACCGGGAATGACCGTGTTATTCATGTGGTTCAACGGAAATTGGTGGATTCTCGGAGGGTCTGCCGCAGTCACGTACTAATAGGCTTGCCATGATTTCTTTGACATCTGAGAATTACCTTCTATACGCAGCAAAACACTACAATAATCCAAGTTGCTCTGGGGTGTCAGAATTCCATGACGACTTGAAACGATTCAAGTACATCAAACGGTTGTTGAAAAAATACAAGAAGACGGGTGAGATTCCGGATCGGTTAATTCTGAACCATCTCATTCTTCTACATAATGTATTTTCTGATGCGCTAATTCCC